TGATAACGACGAAGAGCGCGAGGCTATCACTAATTTTTTCGATGAAGTCAATATTGGACAATTAATTTACTCTTGGTTACGTAACGGTAGAATCTTTGGAACATCTTATTTAGAATATACAGGAGATAACTTAGTTTTAAGGTCATCTCAGAATATGTATATCCAAAGAAATGAGAACGGCCAAATTATGTACTATTATCAAGATGTAGGAGACGACAAAGAAAATGTTAGATTCGAAGAAACCGAAATTATTGCGTATAGAAACAATCCTTTCGATGATTACGCTTATGGTCTTAGTGACATTCATCCAGTTTTATACTTGGTTGACCTCAAAGATTATGCAGAACGGGATATTGGGGCCGCTCTTAATAAGTACGCTACCAGTAGGTTTGATATATCTGCTGGTTTACCCGATATGCCATATGGTCCAGACAAGATTAACGAAATTGTCGACGCTTTCAATTCATTAGAACCCGGCGAAGATATTATACATGGTAATGATATAACCATTAGAGAGTTACAAGGTACTCAAAGAGCATTTGAATATGGTAAGTATACAGATGACATATTAAAGAAAATACACATAGCAATGAAAGTTCCAATGACTATGTTTGATAAACCAGAACAAGCTCGTGCTATTTTCGAACCTTACGTGAAACATTTACAAAGTGCAATAGAAGCAGCTTTGAATTCACAACTGATGCCACAATTAGAAAGTGGTGCAGCTAAATTTTCATTCCGTCAAATCAATGTAGAGGATGCCTTTACAAAAGCTAAGACGGACATGATTTATCTATCTGAGGGTGTTTTGACACCCGGTGAAGCTAGATTAGAACGTGGTCTAGACCCAGAAGGTATAGTACAACCTCAGCCTACAGCTGAAAACGCTAATCTATCTGGTGGTAAAGACCAAGACAAAACAGAAGAATCTGTTCGTGTCGAAAACAGAAACCTAACAGGAGACAGAGAAGCATGAGCGAACAATACGTATATGAAGAATGTTTACTTGACCTTGCCCCAAGACTTAAAAAGAAAGGTGTAAAGGAATACAGTGACATGGCGGCTAAATTATGTCGCATGAGAGTGGAAGAAGGTACTGTTAGAGAATTCGCAGTTCCAGAAGACCCAGTCGAAGACTCAAAACGTACATTTGCCCAAAAGCTAGACGAACCATTAAATATTGGTAAGGAAACAATAGACTATCCAGTCATTGCCATTACTTCAGGAGTACATGATGAAGATGGCGACCAGAAAGTTTATATAGAACCTTCAATATTGAAAGAAAATATAGAAGCTTTTAAAGAGCTTCCAGTTTACTTTAATCACCAGCGAACCGAAGAAGACTTGATTGGCAAGGCTATCAATCCAGAAATAATCGAGTTGGAAGATGGTACAACTGGTATTAAGATGTTAGCACAAATCCATAAGGATGCTGCTAAAACAAATGAAGTGATGGGAAAGTTAGAAAGCGGCGATATGACGCACGTCAGTATCGATTGGTTTTCAAAGGACGTTGACGTTCTTGGAGAGCCTTTTGCTACGAACATCCGTCCTATCGAGGTGAGCTTCATTGATAATGAAACTCGAACACCCGTTTGTGAAGCATGTACAATTGAAGGGGAATGTGAAAGTAATGATGAACACCGTGAATTCGGTGAGGGTTCAGAATCGAAAGAAGATGAACCATGTGCCTGTGAAACACACGGGAACAACAGCGAGGTAGAAAATATGGCTGAAGAAGAAAAAACAATCGTATCTGAAGCAGAGACTATCACAGAGCGTGAATTCGCATCTATGAAGTCTAAGCTAGAAGACATGACGACATCTTTCGAAGAATTGAATACCAAGCACGAGGAAGCCCTTGCTCTAGTGAAGAAATACGAAGACAAAGAAGCTGAGAGAGTCGAAGAAGAACTCAAAGCAAAGAAAATGTCTTTAGTAACTTCAATTCTAGAAAAAGAGGCAGCTCTTGGAAAACTCGAAGAGGACAACAAGGATGCTCGTGTTGAGGAACTCAATGCATGGGATGACGTTAAGCTAGAAGGATTCAGCATCGCTATGGAATCTATGCCTGTACCAGAAGAAGCAGAACGCACTTTCGGTAAAGGTAAAGCCCATGACGCTGAAGAAAGCCCAGTAGAAGTAGAAGAATCCCCACGCATGTTTGCGATGAAAAATGGGAAAATCACTTTTACAGGAGACAACTAAGTAGGTAAATAAATATGGCAACAGAAATATTAGTAAATGATGGTGGTGCACCAGCAAGAATTATGAATCTTGGAAACGCTAATGCAGCTATTGAAGCCGGCATGTTCGTTGATATCAACAGCAGCGGTAAAATAATTGCAGCAACCGATGACCAAGAAGCATCTTCCTCTGGTGAAAAAGTCGCACTAGGTGTTCTATTAGTAGACGCAGTTAGTGGCGCACCAACTTCCATCTTAACAGGAAAAGGTATTGTGTGTAATGTTCAAGTAGGAGCTGACACAACCGGTATGGCTATCGGAGCAGAATTGACTCTAGATAACGCTGGTAAAGTAGAAGCAACCGCTGACGCAGATGCACACCGTGCAGTAGCTATTCAATTAGCAGCAGTAGACACCGCAGGAGCTGACTCCAGCGGCAACGCCACATCATTCGTGAAGGTGTTATTACTTTAGGTGATTAAATATGGTTACAGCAAAAGAAGGAATACTAACGAGCCAGAATGTAGGTAGTGGAAGCACACAAGCAAACCGCGTACTTGTAGATTACAAAGACGCACTTCAAGATTACAGAGTAACAGAATT